ATGGTTCTTTAAGAAATCCGTTGAAAACTTAAATGTTACTAAAGAAAATTATAAACGTTCACTTGTAAGTACAACTGGAACATACGATATAAATACACACACCAAAAGAACACTTAATACAAAAGCTACAACTTCATTATCATTAAATACAGGGTTTGTTTCTGAAAATTTAAATAGTGCTTTTAAAGAAATGTTATTATCAGAACAAGTATGGGCAACAATAGGAAGCGATGTAATACCTGTAGATATAACAACTAATCAATTGACTTATAAGACAAGCGTAAACGATAGGTTAATAAACTACACTATTAATATTGAGTACGCATTTAATGTTATTAATGATTTAAGATAATATGCAAGTATTACAGTTATATATAGAAGGGCAAAGAGTTGATTTGTTTAAAGACGAATCTGTAAACATTACGCAAACAATACAAAACGTAAAAGATATATCTAAAGTATTTACAGATTTTACAAAAACATTTAATTTACCAGCTTCTAAAACAAATAACAAAATATTTGACCACTATTATAACTTTAATATAGAAAATGGTTTTGATGCAAGAAAAAAGAAATCAGCTACATTAGAACTAAACAACAAACCATTTAGAAAAGGTAAAATAAAACTTGATGGCGTTACCCTACAAGATGGCAAGCCACATACTTATAAGATAACATTCTTCGGCAATACAGTTGACCTTAAAGATATACTTGGTGAAGATACTTTAAGTTCACTCTCTTGGTTAGATAATTTCAATCACGAATATAGTGCATCGGCAGTACAAACAGGACTGACCACAGGACACGACAAAGTAGTAAATAGTGTAATATATACAGATGCTTTAGTAACACCTTTAATTTCACACACTACAAGATTACTTTATGATAGTGTAAGTACAGATGAAGGCAACTTATTTCCTGATGGATTTAATATGCGAGGCGTACATTACGAACAATTAAAGTATGCTATTCCTGTATATATAATTATAAAAGCAATAGAACAAACCTATGGAATAACCTTTTCAACTGATTTCTTTAATTCATCTAATGACATATATTATAAACTTTATTTGTGGTTACATAGAAAAAAAGGAAAAGTATTTGAAGAAGGCGACCCAGTATCTTATTTGGTTAATACGTTTCCTGCAGATACACTTCCTTTAGAAGTTACAGGTTCTTATTGTAATGGATATAACTTCCATATTTATGGAATGACATATTCCACACAAATGGTTTATACACTTGAAGTTACTACAAGTACACCTGAATCTTATTCTATTATTATTAAAAAAGATGGGGTTATATATCGTCAAGAAAATGTAAATGGTGGAGGTACGTATAATTTTACAGGTTACCTTACAAATTCAACCACAGGATACCAAATATTTATTTATTCATCAACTTCAATAGCAATAACGCAAGTTGATTTTTATGTTATAAACCAAACCACAGGTGAAGATAAACATTATCTTTCAGGTGCATTTACCACTTCTGTAACAAGGGATTTTATAATAACAGAACAAATACCTAAAATGAAAGTGATTGACTTTCTTACAGGATTGTTTAAAATGTTTAATCTAACGGCATATTATGATGATACTACAATAGTAGTTAAAACATTAAATAGTTATTATGCAAGTTCAAGTAAGATATGGGATTTAACCAATTATATAAATAATACAAGTTCAGGAGTTGATATAGCATTACCTTTTAAAGAAGTAGATTTTGGATATGAGGGGTTGGGAACTAAATTAGCATTACAACACCAACAAGTAAACAACCAAGAGTGGGGAACTGTAGAATATCAAGGGGATGATAATTACGATGCAGGAGGCGATGTATATTCGGTAAAAGCACCATTTGAACATTTAAAATACGAACGATTAATAGACAATTCTACAAGTACAGAAACATCAGTACAAGTAGGATGGTTTGTTGACGATAATAATGATTCTTACTTTGGATTACCTTTACTTTTTTATCCTATACTTAAAACAGGAGATGATATAAGATTCTTAAATGATATGGTAAGTAGTTATGATGATGTATCTTCTTATTATGTTCCATCTAATAGTATTACTTCTGAAGGGTATTTAACTGCTGATAATACATCAGTAACTGCAGATAATGGTTCAATAACTGCTGATACAACTTTAAGTTTAGCATCATCTGAAGCAACTATAAACTTTAATGCAGAGATTAATGAATACGACAAAGTAACATACGATGCAACCTTATTTGAAACATACTATAGAACATATATAGAAGAAGTATTCAATACAAAGTTACGATTAACAAAAGTAAACGGTTATTTGCCTATCAGCTTTTTATTAAATTATACATTAGCAGACAAAGTACAAATATTAGATAAGATATATAAAATTAATAGCATTGATAGTAATTTAGAAACAGGAGAAAGTAGTTTAGAGTTATTAAATATTACTACAAGAGCGAGAGTTATTATACCAGCACCTACCCCAACTCCTCCTACACCGCCAACCCCTCCTACCCCTCCAACTCCTACGCCCCCAACGTTTGATTGTTCAACTGCTTCATTTAGTGTAGCGGATGGAACAACAGGAGCAGCAGTATCAGCAAATGTGGCCGTTGGAACGTTAAATAGCGTTAGTCCAAGTACATACTTATCAGGATTAAACACATATACAGGAAATATTTTAGTGCCAGCAGGTTATACAAATAGTGGCGATATTGTGCAATGTACAGACACGGCAACAGGAACTACTACGCCTACACCAACAGGATGTGCAGCTATTACGAGCTTTGGTGGTTTAGATGATTTATCTTTTGGTAGTAGTGCAACAGATGCTTGTGATAATTATATTATTTCCAGAACCACATATTATTTTGAAGATGTATCCTTTGCAGCTTCAAATTGCCTTAGCACAACTGGACACACTTTTACTGCGCCTACAGATGGTTGGTATAGTGATGGTAATATTGCAAGATATAGTACAGGAGGTAGTTTAGGTAGTGCCGTTAGTTGTTTTACTCCAACACCTCCTACGCCTCCTACGCCTCCAACTCCCCCTACACCTACTCCAACGTTATATTATAAATTAGACGCTTGTAGTCCAGCAACTGGTCAATGCTACACCACTCTTACTCCTCAAACATCTTCACAAAGATATATTGATGCAACTACTATGGATTATTATGTTTGGGATAATACAAGTACATCATCACCGGGAACTATTTGTGGAGGTAGTATTCAATTAGTTAGCGGTCAATCAGGTTGTCCATCAGCACCAACACCCCCTACGCCACCAACACCGCCAACGCCAACTCCTGTATATTATACCTTAACTTTATATGCTAATGTAAGTTCAGGAACTAATCCATTACAAGGTTGGGGAAGTGATAGTTTGGCGTGTGCAGGAACTGGAACGCCTGTAACTGTTTATTTAAGTCAAAATGCTTCAAGTTTACAAGACGCTGATAATAATGGTTATAGATTATATACAACAAGTAGTTTATCTACAGGATATAATGGAGGGTTTACTTGGTTTAAAAATGTGAGTTCACCTAATTCAGGAGATACTTTACAAATTGATACAAGTGGATATATTCAATCGTACAATTCAGGTTGTGTTGCACCCACTCCTCCAACACCGCCTCCAACACCGCCTCCAACACCGCCAACTCCTACACCTCCAACACCGACTCCGCCTGTTTCAGTTTGGTATCAAATGACCGATTGTTCTGATAGTTCAACAATCTATTCTCAACAATATAATGAAGGAGATTTTGCAATCAATGAGAGGGTTACTTCATTAGGTGGGTTAACGGCAGTCATTACAGGGGAGTTATTAGCTGACCCAGGAGGATTCTTATACGCAATAACATCTACAGGACAAACAGGATGCCCATAATATGGAAACTATAGACAAATCACAAATAACTGAAATAAAAAACTTTCTTACTAAAAAAGACTGTGACTATTTAATTAGTATGATTGATGCTAATAACAGTAGGTCTTCTGTTGTTGTTGGAGGAACAAATACAAGTGAAATATCTAATGTTAGAACATCAAGTACATCTAATTTAGACCCTATTAATAAAACTGTAAATTCAATACATAAAAAAATAGCTAATGAATTAGGATTAGATATAAAAATGGGAGAATCACTACAAGGACAGAAATATGAAGTAGGTCAGTATTTTAAAGAACACGCAGATTATTTTAGTGGAGTAGCTTATGATAAACATTGTTTGTCAAGTGGCAATAGAACGTTCACATTTATGATTTATCTTAATGATGATTTTGATGGTGGAGGAACTAATTTTCCAAGATTAAATACAATAATAAAACCTGAAAAAGGCAAAGCTATTATTTGGGAGAATACAAAAAATGGTATTGTACAAGAACAAACTCACCACGAGGGAATGGAAGTAGAAAAAGGCACAAAATATATTGTAACTTCTTGGTGGAGAGAAAATATTTGGAATGG